CATTACAGACAGACTGGCGGGCCGACTGATTGGAACAATGGAACCCAAACTGGCCGACCTTAACAGCTTTATGGCCGATGTCGATTACCAGTTTGAAGATTAAAGGGGGAAATGATGAACGTGAAACAGATCCGCGAAAATATGACCGAAGCGGCCTTGAGCGTTGAGAGGGTAATGCGGGGACACCCCCGCATCACCCTGCAGGAATTAAGCACCGCCTGCAGCATTAGCCTGCCAGCGGTGGAGTTTATTATCGAGCAGATGCTTTGTATGAGGGTGGCGCAGCGAGGCGCTTTTGGGCGGTACTCCCTTACCCCGGAATACCAAAATGGTAGCTTTTAAAAACTGTGCGACCACGGTCGCACAGAAAGAAAAGGATAACTTTTGAAAAACTGTGCGACCGCGGTCGCATAGAAAGAAAATGAAAAAGGTTGGCAAATAAGGCTTTTTTAGGTATCGTTTTTGTATGTTGGGAATTTTATAGCCAACGCCCTCACAACCGCCGCCAAGGCGGTTTTTTTATGCCTTGGAAATGGGCGCTACAGCATGTGTCACCATGCTGTAGCTTTCAACCCATGCCGCCTGACAGGGTCAAAACAAGGCCCATTGCTGATTGCGCAACAGCAAAAAGAGCCTACCAAAAAAGGCCACTAAAGACCATGAAAAACACTGTGAAAATAAACAGTGCTGAACTTGTGCATGCAGATTCACTTGAGTACATCAAAACCCTGCCGGACAACAGCTTAGACGCCATCATCACCGACCCACCGTATTACCGCGTAAAGGCAAATGCCTGGGATAACCAATGGCCCAGCGTAACGGATTATTTGGCCTGGCTGGATGAGTTTTTCGCCGAGTTCTGGCGAGTGCTTAAGCCAGCAGGGTCGTTATATGTGTTCTGCGGGCCGAAATTATCATCGGACACCGAGCTGTTGTTACGTGACCGTTTCAACGTGCTGAACCATATCGTTTGGGCCAAACCCAGCGGGCGCTGGAATGGCGCGCGTAAAGAAGGTTTCCGCTCTTATTTTCCGGCCAGTGAGCATATTTTCTTCGCAGAGCATTATGGCGCGGAAGGCTTTGCTAAAGGCCAGGCTGGGTATGCGACAAAGTGCCAGGAGTTGAAAGGCCAGGTCTTCGAACCGCTTATCGCTTATTTCCGCGATGCTCGCCAGCGACTTGGTATTTCCGCTGCCGAAATCAACGCGGCAACCGGCACGAAAATGTGTAGCCACTGGTTTAGCGCNAGCCAATGGCAATTACCCAATGAACGGCAGTACCTGGCGCTGCAGGCGCTGTTTAACCGTAAGGCCGCAGAGCAGGGAATAACGGGATTGTCAGAGCCGCATGCGGCGCTGCAGGAGGAATACGGCTCTTTAACGGCGCTATATTCCGAACTGGTTATGCAGTATTCCGAACTGCGACAGCAGTATGAGAATTTGCGGCGCCCTTTCCATGTGACAAAAGATGTTCCACACACCAACGTGTGGACGTATCCACCGGTTCCGTACTATCCGGGCAAACACCCATGCGAAAAACCGCTGCAGATGATGCTCGACATCATTTCGGCTTGTACGCGCCCTGGCGATGTGATCGCCGACTTTTTTATGGGGTCGGGTGCAACGATAAAAGCCGCGCTGCAGTTAGGACGCGGAGCCATCGGCGTAGAGCTGGAAGAGGAGCGATTTTTACAGACGGTCTCCGAGATAGAAAAACAATAATCAACAGCCTCGCCTAAGTGCGGGGCTTTTTATTACCCGCCACGCGGGTGGCGGAGTCATGAACACAGCTATCGAATATGGAAATCCTGATCTCTGGCTGGTCTTGCTCATGCTGGCCGCCGGGGTGGNATCAAGCGCCCTGCTTTCCGAAACCCCTATCAACCCGCGCCGCCTCATCGGAGACGTTCTGAGAGGCGTAATCGTNGCCATCATCCTCTGGGCTTACGGTGCTATGGGCAACATCTCAATTTTGAACGTAATCACTCTCGCCGGTTTATCGGCTGTGGCATNGCCNCANACCGTCAACGAAATCACCGGCTTTGCAAAACGAACTATCAGCCGAATTTTCGGCGGGNGAAAAGAACGATGAATTATGGACTGGTGAGCAAGCAAGACGCGCGCCTGTATGCCGAAGCCGTTTGCGATGTGATCGGGCATGGCAAGGCGAATGCAGCTGTTTTGCTGTGTGTCGAAACGGCCGCAGCCGAGACATTGCTCGGCGATTACAAAGACCCGACGCCGACCAGCGCCGGAACCGGATTAACCCAGGTTGATCTCGGTNCCTTCGAATGGCTCCGCGATAAGTACAAAAACAGCCGTTATGCCCCGGTACTGCTGAATCAGTTTGGCATCGACCTGAGCCGAACAGTTTATGAGGAACTGAGGACCTCGCCGCTGATGGCGATGCTGTTTTGCCGCCTGCGCTATCTGACGGTTTCAGAGTCGATTCCGGCGACTCGCGAGGCCCGCGCAGCGTACTGGAAAAAATATTACAACACCTCGGCAGGCAAAGGCACGCCGCAGGATTACATCGATAAATGCCAGCGCGCTGGCGTTGATGCGCTATTCACGCAGTGAGGCGCGAGGAGTGATTATGAACAGTTTAAAACGTATGGCTAAAGCCTGGTTGCTGATGAATGGTGCCTTCGTCCTTCTCGTGATGGCGACGCAACCAGCGATTGCAAATGAGAGCCAGAGTCTTGGTTTGGATCTGGATTCAATTCTGAGGGCCCTTCCTGCTGGCTGGGCCAGCGGCGTAACTGCCGTATTTATCGTGCTGTATGCGGTGGCGCAGCTGCGCGCCGTACTCCCCCCGTCAGTGACCAAAAGGATTCCCACGGTGGTCATGAAAATTCTCGACCTCGTTGCCGCGAACTATGCCCACGCCCGGAACGCTGATGCGATCAGCAAAGTTGCGCGGGATGCCGGGAAAGCCAAAGGCCCATCAGATGTTGATTATCGTGTGATGGTGGAAACGGCCAAAAACAATGGAGAGCTTCGTGGAAGCCGGATTGAGAGTGCTGGCGATTATCCTGGAGATGATCGCCCAGGCAGTAAAAGCCCGCAATGAAGCGGAGCGCCAGGCGAGGATTGAGTATGCGCGTAATAACCCAGCTGATTATCTGCGTCGCTTTGGCCGGGTGCGTGAAATCAACGCCAATGACACCAACACTGAATCCGGCTCCGTGCGCAGCGGAAAAGCCGGTGATTGATGTGGTTCACGTCGATGGGCATTTCGTCATCGCTGATGACGATATGGGAAAACTGACCGGCTACATTGCCGCACTGGAAGCGGGCTGCACCGCACCAAAATAGAGTACTCAATGAAAATTTATATTGCTGGCCCGATGACCGGGCGCGAGAACTTTAACCGTGAGGCATTTAACAAAGAAGCCGAACGACTGACCCGACACGGGCACACCGTTTTAAACCCGGCAAGCCTGCCTGATGGGCTGGAGCAACGCGAATACATGGATATTTGTTTTGCCATGCTCCGTTGCGCTGATGCGATCCTGATGCTCCCCAGCTGGCAGACCTCCTCCGGTGCTACGGCGGAGTATCACTATGCCTACAAAATGGCGCTTCCGGTCTATACCACGGTTCACTATCCGCCGGTCGCATAGCGGGAAAATGAAGGCTATGCGACCACGGTCGCACAGGCCAAACCGGTATCCCCATTTAGGGATAAATCGTGTTCTATCCCCATGAAGGGATAACTGGTCTGCCACTTTAGAGCATAAGGCTGCCTTCGGGCGGCCTTTGTCTTTTTATCATCACATAATGGGGAAACTCATGCCTGATCGCTCAAGTAATCCGCCCAATGCATATCAACAACTCAATAATCCTGGCGCAGCAATCACTCAGCTGACCAGAGACATTGCTGAGAACAATGCAAACACGACCCAGAAGAGTATTTCCAGCATTGGTACCCTGGCCTCAGGACCCGTATTAGAGCTATCTGATAGTGCTCAGGATGTGCTGTATGCTCTTTTTTTCCGAGGCGCACTCGTATCTGGTGATATTCCTTCAAAAGCCGGCGCCTCCGCACTGCGTTCTCTGGGATTTGCCGAGACCGGCCATACAGCCACGCCATACAAAGGGGAAGACTATTTCACCTGGCTGACTCCTGCGGGGTATGCGTTCGCTATTGGGTATCTGGTTAACACTCGCTTCGGCAAACATCCTGCAAATGCAGTAGCTTCCGGGCAGCCATCAGTTCATCCGGAAGGATTAAGCATTAACAAAGCCATGATTAAAGGGGAGATCAGTAGCGAAGCCCATGTTTGCGGCAATACCATCGAGCAGGAAACGCTTTCATCAGTGTTAGCGCATTACCTGCCCAACACCCCTCTGGATAAAGCCAGAGACCACGCTGTGATGCTGGCCTCTGCGGTCAAAGCTTCTTTTGCAGAATTGAACCACTCCACCGGTGGTTTCGTAATTTCCCGCGATGGCGCCGCTCAGGTTATTGGCGAAAAAAATTCTGAAACAATAATCCCTGCGTCGGCCCTTAAACCGAGCACAGATGGAAAGGAAAAGCGGGGGGCAACCTTTACGATAAATATTGAGGTGGATGCCAGCAAAGCCACTCAAGCGCTCGATGAGTTCAGCCATGCATTCGATAAGCGCATAGCCTCCGCGTTAGAAAAAGGACTTATGCCAGGCGGTTCATTATGGTTTGCGATTAAGAGTCAACGTTAATGCCAGCCCGGTCTAAACGTCCATGCCGCCACCGGGGGTGTGCGGCGATAACCAACGATCCCAGCGGCTATTGCGATGCTCACCGGCAGCAACATGCTGGCGACGGCTGGCGCAACTACCAGGGCGGGAAAAGCCGGCATGAAAGGGGCTACGGTCGCCCCTGGGAAATCCGCCGCGCCAGAATCCTCCAGCGCGATAAATATCTATGCCAAAACTGCCGGCGTCATGGCATCGCCACCAAAGCGACCAGCGTCGACCACATCATACCCAAAGCGCGTGGCGGTACAGACGACGATTCCAATCTGGAGTCGTTGTGCTGGCCCTGCCATAGAGCGAAAACAGCAACAGAGAGAACCCGATGAATAATTTTAAAATTGAATACGTTGATGGCGCTTTGACCGTTCTGGAGACGGATGGTCATTCACGGATGAATGAAGCCGTACATGGCATCCATTTTGAGCATGTCCAGGGCGGTCGCCCACTGCTGAAACTGACGATTGCGCATGATATTGCCCCGGCCTCGACTCCGGCCCCGGCTGCTGCGTCGGCTCAGGAACCTTTAGAGGGTGAGCTGGTACAGGAGCAACAATCCCCGCTGCCTGGCGGTCGCCGTTCCCGCCATCGCCGTGGAGGTAAGCAATGATGTATCAACGCACGGATCTGACGCTCTCCATGTTCTATGCATCCAGCGCTGATGCAGACGGGAACAAAGTGGCTACGTTGACGATGCAGGTAATTGCGGCAGAGGTTGGCGCCGTCCAGACCAGTCAACTGCTATGCATCACCGATAGCGCGAAGAAAAAAACGTATACCGTGGGCGAGCAATCTATCAGTAATGGTTCCGATCCGTTGCTGGTCGCGATTGAGAATTACTGGCGCCAGAGTACGGATGTCGTGGTTAAAGGACTGATCGCCGAGGTGACCGATTTCATCGCAGGGAATATCAACTCAGTGAGCACTTGGATCGGCCAGTTTGGGATGAAGGTATTTGAGAATCAGCCATTAGCTGAGCGGCTGCCAGAAAGCGTGCTACAGGCTGATGGTAGCTCCGCTACAGCGACAGGGTCCTGACAGCAGGCATTACAACAGGCGCTCACAGAGCGCCTGTGATAATGGCTGAATGCTTCACCAGCGCGGCGTTTTATGGGAGGTCATGATGAGTTACACCAGCTGTACTTATTGCGGTTCACGTCTCCATACGCGGGCTAACTGCCCGAAAACATGGGGCGGTTCATCGCGTCGCGCCAATCTGCGCTGCAGCTATTGTGGCCAGTCCGGGCATAACTCGAATGCCTGCCCACATAATGCGAGCAGCGGTCGACGGCGCAGCCTGAATGACGACTTTACCCTCGACTGAACCGATAGCACGATGGCGGCAGGCGGAATTGATTTCAATGTGAAATTATTCAATGTCAAGTCATTGCATTGCGCGATGATGATAATAGATATCATTTGAGGGGGTAGGGGGGATCAAATCCCTAACCCCTTTCGCGCTTCGGGACTGCCGCTTCAGGTAGATTTTTGCGCGTGAGAAATAAAAACTTTTTTTTGGCTGTTTTGGGGTGCTTTTGAATGAGTACAGGGATGCGATCACCTGGTGGCGGACGCAAATCGAATAACACTGGAAATCAGGTTAGTTCTTTAACCAGAGCGGTTTCTCCGCCGGATGAATTACTGGGCGATATGGCTATCGATGCCTGGAAACGGACGTGCAAAATTCTTATTAACCGTGGCACGTTCGAAATGGAAGATTGTTATTTGCTGATGGAATACTGCAACACCGTGCAGCTGCTGTACGACGCCAACCAGGAAATTAAAAGCGATGGCCTTGGTGATGATACCGCTGCCGGCGGTCAGAAACTTGGTGCGGCAGTGAAGGCGCGTAGCCGTTATATCAGCGAATTAATTCGACTCTCCGTTGTGTTAAAGCTGGACCCCAATAGCCGCATCCTGAAGAAACAGCCCGGAGATAATGACAAATCCAGCGGTGAGTTCGACGAGTTTTAATTTTGGTGCGGCCCTAATGACTTAAGGATGGAGCATGGCCGCATATCCAAACGTCAATGTGGCGAACAAATATGCGCGGGATATCATAGACGGGAAAATAGTCGCCTGCAGAGCTATTCGGCTGGCATGTCAGCGCCATTTTGACGATTTAAAAAAATCACTCGATAACAATTACCCTTACCGGTTCGACAGAGATTTAGCTGAGCGGGCCTGCCGGTTTGTTCAGAAATTACCGCACTCCAGTGGCGATTTGGCGGGGCAGAAATTAAAACTGGAACCTTGGCAAAGTTTTATTTTTTGTTCGATTTTTGGCTGGGTCACGAAAAAGGATAAAAAACGCCGATTTCGCGAAGCGTATATCCGGGTAGCCAGGAAAAACGGGAAATCGTTTTTTGCTGCCGGGATTGGCACCTACATGTTTTGCGCTGATGGCGAAAACAGCGCAGAAGTGTATTGCGGTGCGACAACTATGGCGCAGGCGAAAAAGGTCTTCACCCCAGCCAGGCAGATGGCCAGCCGCCTGCCGGCACTTCGCTCCAGATTTGATATTTCGGTATGGACCGACAGCCTGACACGCCCGGATGGTTCCGTTTTCGCACCTATGGCGGGGAAANCCGGCGATGGTGACAGCCCACATTGCGCGATCATTGACGAGTATCACGAACACGATACGGATCATATGTACGAGGNCATGACAATGGGGATGGGCGCCCGTTCGCAGCCGTTAACGCTCATTATCACGACAGCCGGCTCGTCACTGGAGTCCCCTTGCTATGACAAGGACAAGGAAGTCAAAGAGGTTATCGAAGGCATAACCCGTAATGATCGCCTGTTTGGCATGATTTACGAACTGGATGCTGGCGATGACTGGACCGACCCGAAAAACTTAATCAAAGCTAACCCAAATCTGGACGTTTCGGTTAAGTACAGCGACCTGGTTGAGCTTCTGGAAGTAGCGAAACAGGTTCCTCGCAAGGTTAACGCCTTCAAAACCAAACGCCTNAATATTTGGGTATCCGGTAAATCCGCGTTCTACAACATGGAGCAGTGGAAGGCTGCTGAAGACCCCAACCTTGAGCTGGCTGATTTTGCGAATGACAGCTGCAATATCGGTCTCGATCTCGCCAAAAAGCTGGATATGAACGCCGGGATACGGCTATTTACGCGGGAAATTGAAGGTAAACGGCATTATTACTGCATCAAACCTAAATTTTGGGTCCCGGAAGACACGATCCATACAACCGATCCAAAACTGCTGAAAACTGCTGACAGGTATCAGAAGTTTTATGAAATGGGCGTGCTGGAAGCGACGGATGGAGCAGAGGCAGACTATCGCGAGATTCTGGCCAGTATTATCGATATGCAGGACGAAAACCGCATTGACGAGATTGATATCGACCCTGCCGGCGCAACAGCACTTCGCCACCAGTTGGAGGACAACGGATTTACCGTAGTCGATATCCGGCAGGATTACACCAATATGTCACCGGCGATGAAAGAGCTTGAAGCGGCTCTGGCCGGTNGTCGATTCCACCATGATGGCAATCCCATTCTGACCTGGTGTATCAGCAATGTTATCGGGAAATTTATACCCGGTAGCGATGATCTCGTTCGCCCGACAAAGGGAGACAATCAAAGCAAAATCGATGGAGCTACAGCGTTATTTAACGCCATGACTCGCGCAATGCTGCACGAAAGCAGCGGCGGCACATCGGTATATGATGAGGAAGACATAGCGTGTTAATCACAATTCTGAGTTTCATTATTGGCCTGGCCGGGGCTGTACTCATATCCGCCGGAGCCTGGTTGATTTTGCCTGCTGCCGGTCTTATTACGGGTGGGTCAATATGTCTTATCTGGTCATATCTAACTGCGCGGGCGGTTTCAGCCGGTGCCAAATTTAACGGGGGTGAATAATGTTTATCCCCCAAATGTTCAGAGGGCGCCAGCAGTCGAGGGATGGCCTCTGGGAAGCCATGCTGGGCGGGGTTCGTTCAAGCCAGAGCAAAACTGGCATCATAATCACGCCGGAAACCGCTCTGGGACTTTCAGCGGTCCGGGCCTGTGTCACTCTCTTGGCTGAGTCCGTCGCGCAGCTGCCGTGCGAACTTTACCGGCGGGATAAAAATGGCGGGCGCCAGCGTGCGACGGNCCACCCGGTTTATGACCTGATTCACTCCCAGCCCAACAGGAAAGACACCTCATTCGAGTATTTTGAGCAGCAGCAGGGGTTGCTGGGGCTGGAGGGAAATTGCTACTCGATCATCGAACGGGACGGAAAAGGCTACCCGAAAGAGCTGATCCCCATTAACCCGAAAAAGGTCATTGTGCTGAAAGGGCCGGACGGTATGCCGTATTACCAACTCCCGGAAGTCGGCGAAATTCTGCCGATGCGCATGATGCACCATGTGAAGGTCTTTTCTCTGGATGGCTATATCGGCAGCTCCCCCATTCAGACGAACGCCGATGTTCTTGGACTGAATCTGGCCGTTGAGGAGCATGCGGCAGCGACATTCCGGCGCGGGANAACGATGAGCGGAGTGATAGAGCGTCCGAGAGAAGCCGCGACCATTAAAAGCCAGGATGCTATTGATCGCCTGCTGGCGAAATGGACCGAGCGCCATTCCGGTATTCACAATATGTTCTCTGTGGCACTGCTGCAGGAGGGTATGAGCTACAAACAACTGTCGCAGGATAACGAAAAGGCGCAGCTGCTACAGTCGCGGCAGNGGGGCGNGGAAGAGGTCTGCCGGCTCTATAAAATCCCGCCACATATGGTGCAGATGCTGGCGAAAGCGACCAACAACAACATTGAGCACCAGGGCCTGCAGTTCGTGATGTACACGCTGCTGGCATGGCTGAAACGCCATGAGGGTGCGTTGCAGCGCGATCTGCTTCTGCCCAGCGAACGCCGCGATTTGTACATCGAGTTCAACGTTTCCGGGCTGCTGCGAGGCGATCAGAAATCACGCTATGAATCTTATGCGCTGGGCCGCCAGTGGGGATGGCTATCCACTAACGATATCCGGCGTATGGAGAATCTGCCGCCAATTGCTGGCGGGGACAAATACCTGACGCCGCTCAATATGGTCGACAGCGCGAAGANCCTTCCTGGCGATAAGTCGCCGANAGCAAAACAGCTGGCCGAAATCGAAACCCTTCTGGCCAGAGCCTGATTATTTCCCGCCGCGCGGGATGACCTGGAAGACAACATGACAACGAAATTAATTAACCTGCCGCACCTGGCAGATATGGTCTTTGGTGTGCCGCATTACGTGACGCGGCAAACAATGGACTCCGTGAAAGCGGTGCTCATCCCTCGTATTCAGGGGATCACCGAAGATACCGTCATTCAGATGGCGCTAAATCCGGGTAAATCACCTGCTGCTGAGCAGGTCCAGCCCACCGGCGGGGTGGCGGTGATCCCCGTTCACGGCATACTCGTTCCACGCCGGGGGCAGATTACGGCGATGTGCTCCGAGCTGACCAGCTACGAGCGGATACGCGGGCAGTTGCAGGCGGCGTTAAACGACCCCTCAATCAGCGAAATCGTTCTGGATATTAACTCCGGCGGCGGCGCAGCGGTGGGGTGCAAGGAGCTGGCCGATTACATTTATCAGTCTCGCGACACGAAACCCATCACGGCGATTGTGAACTACAGCGCGTATTCCGCCGCGTATTTCATCGCATCGGCCTGCAGCAAAATCATCGTCAGCCAGACCAGTGGCGTGGGGTCGATTGGTGTGATCATGGAGCACCTTGATACGTCGAAGATGGAAGAAAAAATGGGGCTGACGTTCACCACCATTTACCGGGGAGATAACAAAAATAACGGCACCCAACATGAACCACTGAGTGAAGAGTCGCTGGGTATGTTCCAGGGCATGATCGACGAAATGTACGAGACGTTTACGGGGTCGGTGGCCGAATATCGCGGCCTGAAGCAGCAGGCCGTCATTGATACGCAGGCGGGGCTGTATTTTGGCCCTGGCGCTGTGTCTGCCGGCCTGGCGGATGAAGTCTCTGACCCCCAGGCGGCGATCAATGCTATCGCGGCAAAGTATCAGCAACCCCGTCAAAAAACCTCCATTCAGATGCAGGCAGCCGCGATGGACCTGCAAACCAAAATGTAACCCGGCGCAAACACAAACCGCGTCACCTTAAGCAGCCAGCAGGCTGCTTTTTTTATGTCTAAAAAGAGAGAAATAAAATGCCACATATTGAAGAATTGCGTCGTCAGCGTGCGGGTATCAACGAACAGGTTCAGGCCCTGGCAACCATTGACGCCAGCGGCGGCACGCTGACTGCGGAGCAGATGACGGAGTTTTCGAACCTGCAGCAGCAGTTCACTGATATCAGCGCCAAAATTGAACGCCTGGAAGCCGCCGAACGTGCTGCGGCGCTGGTCGCAAAACCCGTGAAAGCGACTCAGCAGGCCCCCGGCATTATTGTTAAGCAGGAGCCGAAACAGTACACCGGTGCTGGCATGACCCGACTGGTGATGTCTGTCGCCGCAGGCGCAGGGAATCTGCAGGACGCGGCAAAATTCGCTTCAGAAGAGCTGAATGACCAGTCCGTATCGATGGCCATTTCCACCGCTGCGGGTTCCGGTGGAGCGCTCATCCCGGAGAACATGCAAAACGAAGTCATCGAGCTGCTGAGCGACCGTACCATTGTCCGTAAGCTGGGTGCCCGCTCCGTTCCGCTGCCTAACGGCAATCTGACGTTACCGCGTTCGGCTGGCGGTGCAACGGCCAGCTACACCGGCGAAGGAAAGGATGCCAAGACGTCTGAATCAAAATTCGACGACGTAAAACTGAGTGCCAAAACCATGATCGCCCTGGTCCCGATGTCGAACCAGCTGATTGGTCGCGCCGGTTTTAACGTTGAGCAGCTGGTCCTGCAGGATATTCTGACCGCCATCGCTGTTCGTGAGGATAAAGCGTTTATGCGCGATGACGGTACCGGCGATACACCGATTGGAATGAAGTCGCGTGCGACGCAGTGGAACCGCCTGCTGCCGTGGGAAGCGGGTTCCACGATCAACCTGAACACGGTTGATGAGTACCTGGACAAGATTATTCTGATGGCGATGGATGGCAACAGCCTGATGATCCGTTGCGGCTGGGGTATGTCGAACCGTACCTATATGAAGCTGTTTGGCCTGCGTGACGGCAACGGCAACAAAGTCTACCCGGAAATGGCGCAGGGTATGCTCAAGGGCTATCCGATTCAGTATACCAGCGCGATCCCGGTTAACCTGGGCGAAAGTGGTAAGGAAACGGAAATTTATTTCGCCGACTTCAATGATGTTGTCATCGGTGAAGATGGTTCCATGAAGGTCGATTTCTCCAGAGAAGCCACCTATCTCGATGCAGAAGGTAACCCAGTTTCCGCGTTCTCGCGTAACCAGTCGCTGATCCGCGTCGTCCTCGAACACGATATCGGCTTCCGTCATCCGGAAGGCCTGGTGCTGGGTACCGGCGTCCTGTTCTAACCCACCCCTCTGTTAATAAAGCCCGCATATGCGGGCTTTTCCCTTTAAGGAGAATGCTATGGCTGCGAAAAATAAAGCAGTGGAGCCGGAAGAAACGGTCGTACAGGACAACCATGCGACCGAGACCGCACAGGATAACCGTGCGACCGTGGTCGCACAGGCAGAACGTAAATCCGTTGTGTTCCTCGGTCCGCATAGCCGTTATTCCCGAGGTGATATCGCGTGGTTTGAAGGATCGCACGCCGAAGAGCTGGTTAAGCGCCGTATCGCGGTATGGCCGAAGGATGCCGAACGCGCGCTGAAACCGAAGCCGGGAGACAGCGATTTTGATACTGACATTGGATGATGTGAAAACCCAGCTACGCCTGGAACTGGATTTCACGGAGCATGACGCCATGCTCACGCAAATGGTGAACGCCGCGCAGCGGAGCATCGAGCGTGATTATTACTGCAAGCTGGTCACCAGTGATGAAGAGCTGCAGGCACTCCCGGAGACCGTCCGCGGATTTATCGCGGATGAAGATATCCGGCTGGCCATTCAGTTTCTGGTCAGCGATGCGTATCTGAATGGCCATACCGGACAGTGGCTGGAAACCGCTGCGGTGAGGCATCTTCTTTTCCCCCTGCAGGAGCATACGCTATGAGCCTGAAACCGGGTGATATGAACTGTCGCATTGCGATTAGCTACGTTCAGTCCGGTCGGGGGCCGCTGGGCGAACCGCTACCGGAAAAGCAGGTTGAATCGGGAAAAGCGTGGGCAAAACGGGAGCTGGTATCGGGGCGGAAAGTCCGCACGCTGGATCAGCAGCAGGTGGTGGAAACCTGCCTGTTTACGGTCTATCCGGGTGTGCTGGTTGATATTGACTGGAAAATCACGACGAAAAATCTGGTTTATACCGTCCGGAATATCGACCGCAAAACAGACCGGATCATTATCACGGGGGAGGCTGACGGGCGGCATGATAGAGCTGGCGATTAAGGGTGCGCTGGAGCGCATCACCGGCATGAATGCGTATCCGCTTTTACTGCCGGACACGGTCCAGGAAGGTGCGACCTTTCAGCGTATCTCTGACCCGGAAATGGTCTCGGGAATGTTGCGAACGGGGATCGTCTCTGCCCGTATCCAGGTGAATCTGTACCGTCTCGATGATTACACCTCACTGCTGCAGCTGGATAAAAAAATCTGGACGGAACTGAAGTCCGTCGTTCATGGCCAGCTGGAGGGTATCCCGGTTCAGTATGTGGAGCGAGGCGGTATCCATCAGGATAAAAACCAGCTGACGAATCGTCGCATTCAGTATCGCCTGACCCGTGATTTCATCATTCACTACGTGGAGGACTCCTCGTGATCCGAATGGAAATTAAAGGGCTGGATGAGCTGGAGCGGCAGTTAACGGCCCTGGGCGAAAAAGTGGCGACAAAGGTATTGCGGGATGCCGGGCGCGAAGCGCTAAAGGTCGTCGAGGAAGATATGAAGCAGCATGCCGGCTTTGACGAAACGTCTGCCGGACCGCACATGCGGGACTCAATCAAAATCCGCTCTTCCACTCGCAAGGGTAAAGGGAACGCGGTTGTAACGCTCCGTGTTGGCCCCAGCAAGCAGCACCATATGAAGGCGCTGGCGCAGGAGTTTGGCACGGTTAAACAGGTTGCAGACCCCTTTATCCGACCCGCCCTGGATTACAACCTCCAGACCGTTTTGCGCGTGTTAACCGTGGAAATCCGAAACGGCATTGAAAACAGGTAGCATCCGCTGCCGTATAAAAAGAGAGAGAAACATGGCTGATAAAACTTCACCTGAATATGCGATGTTGCCAGCGGGCACCATTGTGAAATACGGGGAGCCTGGCGCTGCCACGTCAGCGCTGAAACCGCTGATTAACTGTAAAGCGCTGGGTGCAATGGGGCAGACGGGGGGCTTTGTCGACTGCACCACGTTACTGGATAAGCAGAAACAGTCCATCAGCGATCTGCCTGACGGGCCTGAAAAGTCGCTGGGCTTTATTGATGATCCAGGCAATACCGATTTTGCCGCGCTGCTGAACGCAGCAGAGGCTCGCAAGACCATCCAGTTATACGTCGAATTACCCAACAAGCGAACAGCGACGATGCTCCTTGCGCTGTCCGGGTGGCAGATGAATGAAATCGCCGCTCCGGCGAATGAGGTCATCCAGATCACTGTTCAGGGTAAGCAGAACAAGATCACCTGGGGAACCGTCGCTGTCTCCGGCGGCGCCTGATTAACTTAACTTTTAAACCGCCACCTTCGGGTGGCTTTTTATTTTTAAGGACTACCTGTGAAAGACAAAGATTACCTGTCCACGCTGAAATCCGCGTTGCTTAAATCGGAGCCAACCGTCATTAAAACCGAGTTGTTTGGCGCCACCGTATTCATCCGCCGCCTGACCGGGGATTACCTCATCAGCTACGAAGAGAAAATGGCTGAAACCGCAAAAGCTGGCGCAGCGCGCGAGGCATCGGAGCAAGTCATCCAGATCGTCATCGATGCACTGGTTCAGCCGGATGGAACGGCCATTCCGGATGAGTTTAAACCCACGGCAGCCGAGCTGCTGAAGGCCCATGAAAACCCCGAACTGCTGGCTGCAGTGGAAAAAGNGAAGCAACACGCAATCGGCAAGCTGGAGGAAGCGGAAAAAAACTGAGNGACTCGCCCTGGCTGGAGCTGATTTTCTGGCTGGCCGACCGCTGGGGCGAGCCTGACCCATCCAAAATTGCCGCATTGCCGGCAAACACTCTGTACCACTGGCGAGCCTACTTCCTGAAACAGGGCACTTTCCGCCGTCCTGGCGATGAAAACACGCCACCTACCGAAACCACACCTGCGCCATCCCGGGTCGATGATGAATGCGCGGCAGTCATGAGGGCATTAATGTAATGGCAGACGTCGCATCTTTAGCGGTCGGGCTGCACCTGAACGCAGCCAGTTTTAAATCCCAGCTGCTGGGAGCGTATGGCGATGCGGAGAACCAGTCACGACGGTTTAACCGTAATGCCCAGGCGGACGCGAAAAAGACGGAGGACGCCTATAAGAAGGTCGGTCTGTCGATATCCGGGATGGCCAGCCGGCTGGCGGGGCTGGCAGGAGCCGGCCTTTCCATCGGTACGATCGTCACCATGTCCAGACAATATGGACAGGCATTATCAGACCTGCAGGCCATCACCGGNGCGACTGCTGCTGAAATGAAAGCGCTGGATCTGGCTGCGCAGGAAATGGGACGCACGACAGAGTACAGCGCCAGCCAGGCCGCCGAGGCGCTAAAGCTGATGGCGTCGGCTAAACCGGAGCTTTTAAAAACGTCCGATGGACTGCAGAAGGCTACGAACAGCGCGCTTATCCTGGCGCAGGCCGCCGGCACAACGCTGCCCGATGCGACCAGAACGCTGGCGCTCTCCTTAAACCAGTACGGGGCGAGCGCGCAGGAGGCGGATCGTTATATCAACGTGCTGGCCGCCGGCGCGAAGTACGGGTCGTCGGAGATTGTGGATACAGCGGCCGCCATTAAAAATGGTGGCGTCGCAGCCGCACAGGCCGGCGTTGGTTTTGAGCAGCTGAATGCCGCGATTCAGGTGCTGGCAGAGCGTGAAATTAAAGGCGGTGAAGCCGGCACGGCGCTGCGTAACGTCATCCTGAATCTGGAAAAGGGCACGGACAAGAGTCTCAAGCCGTCCGTGGTTGGTCTCAGCCAGGCGCTGACCACTCTTTCCGGGAAAAATCTCTCCACGGCCCAGGCCGTAAAACTGTTTGGCGTGGAGAACCTGAATGCGGCGTCTATCCTGGTCCAGAACCGTTCAAGGCTTGATGAGCTGACCGCTTCCCTGACCGGTACCAAAACGGCGCATGAGCAGGCATCCATCAGGGTTAACAACCTGAACGGCGATTTGCTGGGTCTGAGCAGTGCGTTTGAAGGGATGGTCATTAAGATCGGCCAGAGCAGTAATGGGCCACTCCGCAGCGGGATTCAGGTTGCCACGGAGGCACTGAACAGCCTGGCAGACAATTTCAACACCGTCTCCAGCGTGGCGCTTTACAGTCTGATCCCCGTGCTATCCACGAAACTGACCGCAGGGCTGCGGGAGAATATCGCGGCCTGGCGGGAAAGCCAGGCGGCGGTAAAAGCGCGGGCGCAGGCTGATGCGGATATTGCCCGCAAAACGCTGGATTCGACAGCTGCCATCCTGAAACAGAACGACGCTGAGTTTGGCCACTACCGGCAGATGGAGCGGACGGCTAAACAGTACGGGATGAATATCAGTTACCAGGATGAGTTTACCCGGCTTATCCGGCAGGAAACTGAGCAAACGAACCTGGCCAGCCAGGCGAAACTGAAACTGGTGGCGGCAAACCGGCAATTGTCGATATCAGCCCGCGCGGCCTCCGTTGCGGTGGGGCTGGCAAGAGGCGCATTAAATTTAATCGGTGGTCCGTTCGGCGCCGCGATGCTGGCCGGTTCGGGCCTCCTTTACTTTCATGAGAAAGCAAAGGAGGCCAGGCAGTCAGCCATTGATTTAAAAGATGCCGTTGTCGAAACCAGTGAAGCGCTGATGCGCCTCTCGCTTAACCAGCTAAATGTGAAGCAGTTCGACCTGGAGGATCAGTACGAAAACCAGGTCGTGCAGCGTAACCAGCTGATGAAAGAGATTCAGGATGCCGACAGTCGTATCGACAGCCTGAAAGGGTTTGACCCCTTCGGCCAGCTGGAAGGGGTAACAAAAGGCCATGCGAGTGGACTGGCGGATCGCGAAAGCGTTAACGAGGGACTCCGTAACGCCGACGAAATCAGTAAGCGTGTCAGTGATGCAAAAACGCTGGCTCAGCTGGGTTTATCGGGAAAAATAACCTCCCTT